ACTGGAACAGCGGCAACCGGAACAGCGGCAACCGGAACAGCGGCGACTGGAATGCTACATCCTTTTCCAATGGCTGTTTCAATACGGTATCGCCCAAAATCTATATGTTCAACAAGCCTACCGACTGGACGTTTGAGCGGTGGTTTAACTGCCGTGCCCGGCGTTTGCTGAACGATATTGACGATTGCCAGCTTGAATACGTTTATCTGTCTGCTATGACCGATGAAGAAAAGGCAGCGCACCCTGAAGCTGAAACGACTGGCGGTTATTTGAAGGAGCGCACCACAGCGGACAACGCCTGGAAGTGGTGGGCGGGGCTTAGTGCCGCTGATCGAAACGTTATCCTCAGTTTGCCGAACTTCGACGCGGCGATTTTCAGAGAAATCACGGGGATTGACGTAAGCAAAGACTGATACACTTCAAGAGCTGCGCTATCTGGCTATACGGGCGTGCAAGGAAGGAGGTGAAATCATACGGCTACAGGGAAAAGATACTACTGGCTAAAGCTCAAAGACAGCTTCATGCGGTCCGACGCGGTGGATTTTCTCATGGGTCAGAAAAACGGCGCAAACTATGTGGTTCTGTACCAGATGCTCTGCCTTATGACTATCAACACAAACGGCAGGCTTTCGCGGCAGATCGGTGAAGTGATCATTCCGTATGACGTGGACAAGATTCAGCGCGATACTAAGTGGTTTTCTACCGATACGGTGCGTGTCGCGCTGGGACTTTACGCGAAACTTGGGCTGATTTATCAGGAAAAAGACGGCACGTTGGTGCTTGCAAACCACTCGGAAATGGTCGGAAGCGAAACCGATTACGCAGCACAAAAAAAGTTGCAAAGAACGAAACAGCGTCAAATTAATGCAGAACACTGTGGACATTGTCCACAGGATGTCCACACAGACGTCCACAAAAATGTCCATACAGATATTAGAGATAAGATATTAGATATAGATAAGTCGTCGTCATCTAAAGATGACTCCTCCTATACAGGGACGAGGACGACGAAATCTCTAGTGGATTTTTTTCGGGAGAATGTCAGCAAGCTGAGCAAGACTGGAGAAAAAGAGCTGACCGGCTACATAGAGCGCATGGGCGCGGATCTTGTGTACGCGGTCATGGACAAGTGTGTGGATCTGGGCGGCGGCAGCTGGGCGTATGTCCGCAAGGCGTTGGAAGAAGCGGAAAGACTTGGCTGCAAGACCGTTGCGGAGTATAACCAGCTCTGCCCTATCGGCGGCAGCCGGGCAAAAGGCACACGCGTGGACAGAGCAGAGCCGTCCGGCAATGATATTTTAAGCCCGGAGCGCATGGCGCACAGCCGGGAACGTCTGCGGAAAAACAAGAAAGGGGCAGATGACCCTTGACAAATCCATGCTGCAAAGACTGCCCCGCCCGGTATCCTGCCTGCCATGACCACTGTCCGCAGTTTACCGCTTGGCGCATAGAACACGCAAAAGAGACGGACTATAACCGGCAAATGACCGTGTCAGGCAGGGTCTATCACTACGGCTACGAGGACAAGCACCGGGAGAAGGGCAAGAAAAAATATTTGGGCAAAAACGGAGGAGACAAATGAAAGTTTTAGTTGCCTGCGAGGAATCGCAGGAGGTCTGCAAAGCTTTCCGCGCCCGTGGTCACGAAGCCTATTCATGCGATATCCAAGAGCCGTCCGGTGGGCATCCTGAATGGCACATCCTCGGAGACGCTCTAAAGGCCATTAAGGGGGGGGCAAGTCGTGACGATGGACGGCGTAACGCATGACGTTGGCAAGTGGGATTTGCTCATTGCACACCCACCCTGCACGCACCTTGCTGTTTCTGGTGCACGGTGGTTCACAGAGGGAAAAAAGCCGCTCAGCTTGCGCTTTGAAGCTGCTGCATTTTTCATGAAGTTTGCAGAAACTGATATTCAGCGAATCGCGATCGAAAACCCCGTGTGCGTGATGTCCACACTATACCGAAAGCCGGATCAAATTATCAATCCATGGCAGTTTGGGCATCCAGAGCAAAAGAAGACCTGTTTGTGGCTGAAAAATCTTCCGGGGCTAATCGAAACTGACAATGTGTACGATTACATGATGACATTGCCACAAAAATTGCGAGAAAAAAATCATTGGATGGGAAGCGGTCACGCAAAAGAGAGAAGTAAAACCTATCCAGGCATTGCAAGAGCAATGTCCGAACAATGGGGGTAAAAAATGAAAAACGTACAGACGGCGCAGACGCAGAAGTACAAGCCCGGACAGTATATCGTTTCGCTCGATCATCTGATGGAGCAGGAACGAATCTTCTTTATGGGAAAACTTGTAAACAGGAGTTGGTTTGTAAATTGGCAGTTGTGGTATGCGAATCTGGAGCTTAGCAAGCTGGACATTCGTGAAGCTGTCAAAATGGAGGAAAAACATGAAGCCAAAAACTAAATCGGAGCTAATGGCAGAATGGGCAAATCAGCCGGACCAGCTCAAAAAAAGAACGGGAGGCCAAGGCCGTCCGCAAGGCGATGGACGATGCCCGCGCCGTGATTCAGGATGGCCTGACCCGGTATGTCAAGAAAAAGACCAAAGCCCGCAGCATGGCAAAGGCTGAATCTGACCCCTTTGCTGAGCTGGAAGGCTGGGAAAGCATGGAGCAGATCCAGGATGCCTACGGCTATGGTGAGATCACCGCCGACAGGCGGGACAAGCTCACCGACTTGTGGGAAGCCCGGGAAGCTGCCAAGAACAGCCGCAAGGGCTCGGATAAGTACACCGACCTTGTGACGGAGATGCTGGAGACAGCCATCCGCCGGGTGGGCGGAGAGTACGCCGATATGCTGTTTGAGTATGACCGGCAGCGCCGGGAAGCTGAAAAGCAGTGCGAGCAGCTGGCAATGGAAGGGATGATGAAAAAATGACCAACATTGAAAAATCAATTGCCAAGCTCCAGAGGTGCTTTCCGGGAAGTTATATTACTGACCGGAACGAGCTTATTGTCCATCCGAGGACAAACCAGTATATTATTCTGGAAAACATCGGAACGGAAGATGCCATCAAGGCCAAAGTGCTGGAGTGGCTTTCACGGGCGGCATTTAAAACCGCACCATATTCACAGGAGTGGAGAAATCGAAAGTTCCACAAATATATGAGGGACGGCATCAATGCTTTTCTGGATACCGATTTCTCCGAGGATGATATGGAGTTGATTTACACCTACATGGGGCTTGCCTGCGACCGTTGGCTGACGCTCATGTTTATCGACCACGACATGAGCATCGAGTGGCTGAAGGAGCACGTGTCATGAAGCTGACCCTTTACGGTGACCCCCGCACAAAGAAAAACAGTGCCCGCATCCTGCAAGGGCGCGGAGGACGGCGCTTTGTAGCCCCAAGCGCGGCGTTTGAGCAATACCAGACCGGGTGCCTATGGCAGATTCGCGCCACGCCTGAGCCTATTTCTGCCCGCGTGAACGTGAGGTGCGTGTACTACATGGCTACCCGGCGCAAGGTTGACCTTGCAAACCTGATCGAGGCCACCTGCGACATACTGGTAAAGTCCGGTGTGCTGGCAGATGACAACAGCTGCATCGTTGCCGCGCACGATGGCAGCCGGGTGGATTACGACAAGCAAAGCCCCAGAGTGGAGATCTGGATCGAGGAAATGGAGGATAAAAATGGATGAAACAATGACAGGCGTTTTCAAGTGCAGATGCTGCGGAGCGGAAATCAAGGAAAAGACAAGCGTTACAAGGTCTGTTGCGTGGGCAATCAAAGATATGAAAGATGATTCTTGTGATCTTCAATCGACTACCGCTATCCCAAAATCATCTTTACCGGAGCGGTTTGTCATTCACTGGTGCGAAAAGACAAGATTTTGCGTCTGCGATCTTATCGGATGGGAAATAGAGGAGGGAGACAATGACCCGCACATGGACACCTGAAAGCGAGGAGCCAAAGCCACGCACCGGCGTGGACTACCACACGGTCAAGGCGTGGTTCCAGCAGTGCCGGGATATGGCTGCGGCGGTTGAAGCACAAAAGCAGAAGATCCAGCGCATCCGAGAAGTTGCCGAAAAGACCACCCCAAGCCTGAACGGGATGCCCGGCGGCGGTGGTGCCGGTGACAAGGTCGGGCTTGCTGCAACGGATATCACGGACGAGCAGCGACGTCTGCAGCAGATGGAAACAGACCTTTGCCTGCTGCGCATTGAGGCCACCCGGCGAGCGTACTGTATCACGGCAAGCAAATCCAGCAAAAAACAGGCTGACTGCCTGTGCCTGTACTACGTCAAGAACAAAAAGCAGCGCGAGGTCTGCGAGGAGCTGGGGCTTTCGGAAGAAAACCAGGTTTCCATCTACATCAAGTGGGGCAGCATCTATCTGGCAGAGATTTGGGACAGCTTCGGCAATGTTGCACAAACCGCACAAAACCCGCCCTGATTTTTTGCAATGCACCTTCATACTGCAAATATCCAACTAAAACAGGCATTGTGCTAAAATTGGTATAAGCGGAATCGCCGAAAGCGATAAGACGCTTGCCACGCAGTCTCCGAAACGAATCCCCCAAAATGCTTTCCTCCCAAGGCTTGACCGGCATTTTTCTTCCTCTCGTTTCGCGGGCTGCTTCTATGCCGTTATAGCTCAATTGGCAGAGCGCCGCCCATTTAAGGCGGGACAACGCTGGTGACACATCTCGGACATCACTGCGCACTTAACCAATGCGCACATAACAGACTTGATGGTGCCGGTTCGAATCCGGTTAACGGCTCCGACACGCTGCTCTCCCGAAGCAGCGACCACCTGACGCATGGGCTGACATCCCGATTGTGGCTGCGTGTAGAGCGGCAGGGTATCCTTACCTGTCCTCACAACCTCCGCACGCACCGGAGGCCACATAATCCGTACACCGGTTTCCATAATTCCCCCGGCAGGATGTGCGTCAACAGAACCAGCATGGAAACGTGCTGGTTTTTCTTTTGCTATATGCCGCCTGAGCGCAGTTTGGAGCGCGGCGCGTGTGTGTAGACACAGCTGGTTCGATTCCAAGGGCGGCTTTTTATATTCCCGTAGTTCAAGTGATGGAACAGCGGTCTCCAAAACCGCAGGCTGCAGGTTTGAGCCCTGCCGGGAATGCCAGCTGCGTACCCTGTGAGGGGGCTGCGCAGATAGCGGGGCATCTGGCCGCGAAAGTACCGGATGCAGCGGCGCTCCACCGTTTGCGTTGTCCGAAAAACTGAATGTATACCGGGAGCGCTGCTTATTTTGATATTCTGACCGTTCGGATTTCCGGGCGGTTTTTATTTTGCAGGTAGGTGAGCGGATGGCACGAAAAAAGAAAGCGATGGATTTTTCTTCCCTCGACCTGAACCTTGATGCACTGGGCGACTGGGGCGGCGATGAAGAAAAGGCTGAGAAAGAGTTTATCCGCGCTGCGAAGCTGAACCTCTCCCCTGTCACATGGGACAACGCAGAAGCGGCAGCGGACGCGGTGGACTACGACAAGGATTATTTTGCGCTCCTGAGTGGGCGCTTTATTTTTGGAGACTTCATCGAGGCGCTGGTCTACAAAAAAGAACTGCTACCGCACCGGGTCTACATCACCACGCTGGGCATGAGCCGGGAGAACATAGACAGCATCGTCAACATTGTCGGGTATCTGGGCTGCGAGCACCTGAACCTGATCGTGTCCAATTACTTTGTAGCAATGGAGCGGGCAAAGCTGGTGCCCTACATGATCTCCCAGTTTACCGGGCAGCATATCAACGTGGCGGTGCTGGCATCGCATTGCAAGATTTGCCTGATCGAGAGCGACAAGGGCAATCTGATCATCATGGGCAGCGCAAATCTGTCCAGCTCCAACAACGTGGAGCAGATCATGATGTTCCATGACGACAAGCTTTTCCGCAAGATCAAGACGCTGTTGAACGGCATCATGAAAAAGTTCTGCATCCTGCGCGGATACAGCGGCAAGACGATTTTTGAAAACAACACCAACAATACCGGCAAAAAGGCTTTTGAAGCCGTAGAGGAGGGCATGACGGATGGCTAGAGGAGCGGGAGGCAGTGATTGGTCTGTAACTGGTTCAACGCACTACTCGGCAAAAGAGCGGAGAGAAATGTTCAAAAGCGGAAATTTCAAAATCGACAGCACATCGCAAACCGCAAAAAACGGATACCAATGGCTGACAAACGGAGCCAGTAGATTTGGCGGAAAGCGGAAATCTTTCTTGGCGCCAGAATCTGAGGTCAAAAGGTACAAGAAATATTTGAAGAAGTGAGGGCTAATTTATGCCTGAACTTAGTGCAAGCACCGGCTGGAACGGCGGCGGGTCATACGGCCGAGCCAAAGACAGGCGCAAGCTGTATGTTGCAAACCGCCGGGATATCCGGCTGTATAACAGGCGTACCGGCAAGGGCAAGCGCTACGCAAAGCCCGGTACACGTGATCTGGAGTTCTGAGAGGAGTAAGGCATGGCACGGCGTAAGATAGACCCGGAGGCGGGACGTGCCACGCAGTTTAAAGCAGGCGGTAAACAGGCACAAACCGCAAAAAAAGGCGGCATTGCAAGCGGCGTGGCAAAACGGCAGGCAAAGACCCTATCCTCCATTGCATCGCAGATCGCCGCAGCACCCATCACCAACAAGAAAAATCTCAAGCAGCTTGAGACGCTGGGCGTGGATACGGCAGAGGGCGTGACCAACAACGCGCTGATCTCTGCCGGTGTTTACATGGCAGCCGCCAGCGGCGATATGAAAGCCGTAGAGAAGTGGGAGGAATGGACAGAAGCCAGCAGCGCCGCCGGGGAAAGCAGCTTTGAGTTGCCCGCCCGGTGCATTGGCAAAGCGTTTGTTGACCTGAACCGCCACATAGAGCCCAACCGCTCCTACATATTCAAGGGCGGACGTGGTTCTACAAAATCCTCCTACATCAGCCTAAAAATCATCGAGATTTTGCGTTGCAATCCAGAGATGCACGCTTGTGTCTGCCGCAAAGTCGGCGGCACCATGCGTGACAGCGTATATGCACAGATCAAATGGGCAATACACGAACTGCGGCAAGACAACCGATACAACTGCAAGGTATCGCCTATGGAGATCACAGACAACGTGACCGGGCAGATCATCTACTTCCGAGGACTGGACGACGAGACCAAAATCAAGTCCATCAAGCCGCCTTTTGGTGCAATCGGCATTCTATGGGTAGAGGAAGCAGATCAGATGGACGGCGCAGAACAACTGCGCAGCGTCCGGCAGTCCGCACTGCGCGGAGGAGATGCCTACGAGTTCATGAGTTACAACCCCCCGGCGGCTGCCCGCAACTGGATGAACCGCTTTGTGCTGGAACAACACGAAGACACCGTTGTTCACAATTCCTGCTATCTGGATGTGCCGGAAGAGTGGCTTGGAGCGTTTTTCTTACAGGGAGCAGAAGCCCTGAAGGAAAACAACCTGATCGCCTATAAGCACGAATACCTGGGCGAGGTGACCGGCTGCGGCAAGGAAGTTTTTACCAACATCCGGGCAGAAAAGATAGACCCCGCAAGGTTTGAGCGCAAGTATCACGGCATTGACTGGGGCTGGTATCCTGACCCCTTTGCCTATAACTGCATGAGTTACGACGCAGCCCGCAAGACCCTGTATATCTATGACGAGATCACCGTGCGGCGCACACGAAACGAGGATACGTTCAAGATGCTGCAAGACCGGCACGTTATGGAGCACCCAGAGAGCGAGCGACTGACCGCAGACAGCGCGGAAAACAAAAGTTGCACCGACTTTACCGCATGGGGCATCAAGTGCCTGCCCGCTATAAAAGGCCCCAACAGCGTGGGGCAAGGCGTGAAGTGGCTGCAAAGCCTGACCGCCATCGTGATAGACCCGGTGCGATGCCCGGACACCCTTAAAGAGTTTACCGAGTACGAGTATGACGCGGACAAGAACGGCGATCCACTGCCAGGCTACCCCGACCACGATAACCACCACATAGACGCTACACGATACGCCATGGAACTTGTGTGGCACAAGCCCGGAAAATAAGGAGCAAAGCAAGTGAGAACATACCAAGACCTTGAAGCGGTGCAGAACGACCCCGCAGCCAAAACCGCTTTTGTGCAAAGCTTTATTGCCGAGCACGTCACAAGCGCCCCGGTGCGTACCGCTGAAAAGGCTGATAAGTACGATAAGCAGCTGAACACCGGCGTAGACGATTTTCTGGACGCGCTTGCTGATATCGATTACAAGCTGAACGGCATCACCAAGAGAGCCCGCCCGGAGACCGTGAAAAGCAACTCCTTCCACAGGCTCAACGTGCAGCGCGTGGCATACAGCCTTGCAAACGGCATCACCCTGCCGGATGCGGACGAGGTAAAGGCGAAGCTGGGCGAAAGCTTTGACGAGCAGCTTTACCGGCTGGGCTACCTTGCCTGCATCCACGGGGAAAGCTTTGGCTTTTGGAACAACGACCATCTGGACGTGTTCAAACTGACCGAGTTTGCGCCCCTGTACGATGAGCAAGATGGCACCCTGCGGGCTGGGATCCGGTTCTGGCGCTTGCAGCCAGACAAGCCCATGCACGCTGTACTGTATGAGGAGAGCGGCTACACCCGCTACACCGAGGACAGCAAGGGCGAGCGCCTGTTGCATCAGGACGGCGAGCAGCAGCCCTACAAGACCACCACGACCACCACCCCAGCCGGGGACGAGATCGTAGAGGGCGAGGGATACGGAACGCTGCCCATTGTGCCGTTGTGGGGCAGTAGCGCCAAACAAAGCACACTGGTCAACCTCAAGGGTTATATCGACAACATTGACCTGATCGTCAACGGCTTTTGCGATGATCTGCGCGAATGTGCGCAGGTCTATTGGCTTATCTCCAACTACGGCGGCATGAACGATGCTGACCTGCGCAAGTTCATGCAGCGGCTGCGGTTCAACCACGCCGCAAATGTAGACAACGCCGGGGACAACGGCGGCAGCGTACAACCCTACACGCAGGAGATCCCCACACAGGCGCGGGAGACCCTTTTGCAGCGGCTGCACAGTTCCCTGTATGAGGATTTCGGAGGTCTGGACGTGCATTGCGTGAGCGCAGACAGCACCAACGACCATCTGGAAGCCGCCTATCAGCCGCTGGACGAGAACGCCAGGGACTTTGAACAGCAAATCACAAAGTTTGTGCGTCAGGTGCTTAAGATCGCCGGGCTGCCGGACGCAAAGCCGCAGTACACCCATGTGCGCATCTCCAACACCAAAGAGCAGGTGGATATGGCACTTGCAGAAGCGACTATCATCGGAAACGAGATGGCAATAGAACTGCTGCCCAACCTGACGCAGGAGCAGAAGGAACAGGCCAAGGCCGCGCTGATGGCAGAGAGCGCAACGCGGGAGACCGTGGACGAGGAGGACGAAGAGAATGAAAGCACACATCAGAAATGACGAGCCGAGTTTATCCCTCAGCGGAAATGGGTTTATTTTTTGTGGCGATTCGCTTTTTTGCAAGACGACAGACACGAAGCCGCCCAAGCTGACGCCTGAACTTGTCTACGCTATCAAGTCGGATAAAAACAATGAGCACCACTTCTGACCTTGATCGTATTTCCACCCGACAGCTGAACAGGCTGCGCCGCCGCATTTTGCGTGTATACGGCGCCGCCCGCCGGGAAATGACCGAGCAGCTGACCGAGTTTCTGGAGCATTACCAGAAGCTGGACGCCTACAAGCGGGCGCAGCTGGAAGAAGGGAAGATCACCGAGAGCGATTACCGCACATGGCTGCGGAATCAGGTGTTTCAGTCCGAGATGATGCACCAGAAGCTGGACAACATCACCCAGACGTGTACCACAGCCCAGCAGACGGCGTACAAGCTGGCGCGAGATGAACAGTATGATATCTTTGCCCTTGGCGCAAACTGGGCGTTTTACGAGCTGGAACAGGCCGCAGGCGTGGCGTTCAACCTGACCTTGTACAACGCCGAAGCGGTCAAGCGGCTGCTGCTGGAAAACCCCAAGCTGGTGCCCAACAAGCGCATCAAGAGCGAGAGCAGCAAGACCTACGACGCCCGGGTGTTCAATCGGTACGTCACAAAAGGCATTATTCAGGGCAAAAGCGTCCATGACATTGCGGTGCAGGCTGTGCAGGGCATGGCAGACACCGAGGTGCACTGGGCCATGAACAACGCCATCACAGCCCTTACAGGCGCACAGAACGCCGGGACGATGCAGCAGCTGCGCAACGCTCAAGCCATTGGCATTGAGGTGCAGAAGCGATGGAACAGCACTTTGGACTACCGCACCCGCGAGATGCACCGGCTGCTGGATCAGGAGACCGCCGACCTTGACGAGCCTTTCAAAGTGCAGGGCTACGAGATACAGTACCCCGGAGACCCAAACGCAGCGCCGGAGATGGTCTATCACTGCCGCTGCAAAGTGACCGGGGCGCTTGTGAAATACCCCCGGCAGAACGCTATGCGGCGGGACAACACGACAAAAGAGGTCACATCTAACCTGACCTATACAGAGTGGTACAAGGCAAAGGGCGGCACGGAAAAAGAGCAAATGTGGTGGGCAGAAGAAAGAAAAAGAAAGAAGGGATAAAACGTGATTCTGCCGATGGAAAACACCGAAAAGATGATTTTTCCGGGCGTGGGCAAGTATGGCATCCCTGAAATCAAGCCAGAAACGGACATCCGCATTGACAAGCTGGAATGGATTCCGGTCAATTATGCGCTGACCGCCAAAGACAAGGCCACAAAAGGCGTGCATTTTTACAAGGACGATTACCAGTTTGAACGGTTCTGGAACAACCCAGACAAATACATTCCACTTTTGCAGCAGTTCGGCGCGGTATGTTCGCCGGATTTTTCCTTGTACAGTGATATGCCGCTTGCGGTGCAGCTTTTCATGCACTACAAAAAGCACTGGCTGGCTGCATACTGGCAGGCGCACGGCATCCACGTCATTCCAACGCTCTGCTGGTGCGGCGAGCAAAGCTATGACTGGTGCTTTGACGGCGAGCCCAGAAACGCCATTGTGAGCATTTCGAGCCACGGCACACAGTCTGACCCATACGAGGCAGAATGCTTTGCTAAGCACTGCCGTAAGGCGCTGGAAGTGCTGCAACCGAGCGGCATCTTGTGGTATGGCAAGTGTCCGGCAGAATTTGACTGGAATGTAACCAAAATCAAGCCATTTCAATACGAAAGGAGACATTACCGTGAGTAAACGAGGTTCGGGCAGTTCCGCGAGAGCGGGCGGTGGGACATATGAAGCAAAAAGTTTGGATAGTACGCTTGTAAGAAGATCGAATGATTTTTCGTTGTTTGATGCTGGCGACGCAACAAAGCGCGAGTATGAAGCGAACGTGCAGAAAATCCAACAGTCTAATCTTACTCAGCAGGAAAAAGCGGCGGCACTGGATAAATTGCATGAACTGACAACGGAACAGCTAAAGTCTCAGACGAAGGTTGCAAATCCATATGTTTCCGGCCCTGCAAGATTTAACCAGAATCAGGTGCAAAAGGCAGCGGATAACACAGCACAGAAACGGCAAAACGTCAATTCCTTTATGAAAGATGTGCAGAAAAAGTCAACCGCGAACAAAAAGGCAGCTGAAGCAAAGTCGCTTTCTTCCGTTTTGGGTTCTGCAATGGACAGGGGTGCACTTGAAGTGACATTTGATGGAAAGACCTACTACCGCGCAAGAAAAAATTCCAAAACGTGGAGAGTTCGGTAAACCATGAAATTTAACTACGACATCAAAGTCACTGACAACACCCCGCAGCTGCATGAAGCGCTGGAAGCGTGGGCAGAGCGGGTGCTGACCATCTGGGGCATGAAGGTGCAGGACTACGCCCAGCTGCTTGTGCCCACCGGAACAGCAGACAGCACCGGCATAGAGGGCTATGTGGGCGGTGCACTGAAAGCATCCCTCACCTACGTTGTATCTGCGGCACAAAAGACCGTGACCATCGGCTCAAACCTGTTTTACAGCGTCTATGTGGAGTTAGGCACCGGTATTTTTGCCGAGAAGGGCAACGGACGCAAAACGCCGTGGGTCTGGCAGGACTTCAACGGCAAGTGGCACTTTACCCGTGGCATGGCTCCCCGCCCCTTCCTGCGCCCGGCGGTGGAAGATCATATCAAAGAACTGCAAGATATTGCAGTAGAGGAAGGAAATAAAGATGCATAACATGAAGAAGATTTTCGCAACCATCATGGTGCTTGTGGTGCTGGTGCTTTGCGGCTGTTCGGAAGCCGATAAGGCCAATGCCAACATCTCCAAGCAGGCGGACTACTTTGAGAGCGAGCGCAAAATCACCGTCTACAACGCCCGCACCGATAAGGTCATTCTGGAAGCCGAGGGCTATATGTCCATCTCCAACAACTCAAACAATGAGCTGGTCTGCACGGTAAAAATCGGCCCGGACACCTACCGCAAGAACTACATCTATCTGAACGACTACACCATGTATGTGGTCGAAGATATCACGGGCACGCATACAGACCCGTACCACTACAAGCTCTATTTCCACACGGATATTTTGCCTAGCGTGGAAACAAGACCGTAAATTTAATACTCAGCGGTTGGCGCACAGCGTCAGCCGCTTTTTATATGCCGCTATAGCTCAATCTGGCAGAGCCGCCGTCTTGTAATCGGAAGGTCGTAGGTTCAAATCCTACTGGCGGCACCACACCGGCAGCACGTCCGGCAAATAACCTGATTTCCAAGCATGGCAGCCCAAGCAAGGGCAGAAAGGACACACACATGGCACTCAAAAGAGCAGATATCCGCAAGATTCTGGAAAACGCCGAAACCTCCAACGATGACAAGGCAAAAGCCATTCTGGACGCCTTGCACGAGGAGACCGACGCCCTCCGGGACGAACTGGATACCGAGAAAAACGCCCGCGTTGCAGCGGAAAAAGAACGGGACGCAGCCAACAGCGGTAAGCAGACCGCAGAGCAGGCGCTGACCGACTACAAGACCCAGCAGACCGCCAAGGAATCCAGAGCCGCCAAGGAATCCAAATTCCGGGAGCAGCTTAAAGCCGCAGGCGTGCTGGAAAAGTACTTTGACCGCATCGTGCGCTTGTCTGGCGATGACATCGACAAGATGGAACTGGACAGCAAGGGCAACGTGAAGAACGCGGACAAGCTGGCTGAGAGCCTGAAAACCGACTGGAGCGACTATGTGGGCAGCACCTCCACCAAGGGCGCACCGGTGGACAACCCGCCCGCAAACACCGGCTCCAAAATGACCAAAGACCAGATTTTTGCAATCAAGGACGCTGGCGAGCGTCAGGCCGCGATTGCAGCAAATGCCGACCTGTTTACAGGCGGCGGGAAGGAATAAGCTATGGCAGCAAAAAAAAATCTGATTACCACCACTGAGATCACCGTCAACCCCCGCGAGATCGACTTCGTGACCCGCTTCCAGCGCAACTGGGATCATCTGCGGGAGATCATGGGCATCATGCGCCCCATCCGTATGCAGCCCGGCACTGTGCTGAAGAGCAAGTATGCACAGGGCACCCTGCAGAGCGGCACCGTGGCAGAGGGCGAGGAGATCCCCTACAGCCAGTACACCGTCAAAGAGAAGGACTACGGCAAGATCACCATCGAGAAGTACGCCAAGGCCGTCTCCCTTGAGGCTATCCAGAATTACGGCTACGAGGTTGCCGTGCAGAAGACCGATGACGAGTTCCTGTACGATCTGACCGCCAAGGTCACTGACAAGTTCTACAAGTATCTGAACACCGGCAGCCTGAATGGCACGCCCAAGACCTTCCAGATGGCTCTGGCGATGGCAAAGGGCAGTGTTGAGAACAAGTTCAAGAATATGCACCGCACCGTCACCGGCGTTGTGGGCTTTGCAAACGTTCTGGACGTGGCCGAGTATCTGGGCACCGCAAGCATCACCATCCAGAACCAGTACGGATTCCAGTACATCAAGGACTTCATGGGCTACAACACCATTTTCCTGCTGTCCGATGGCGAGATCGCAAAGGGCAAGGTCATTGCCACCCCTGTTGACAACATCGTGATGTACTACGTTGACCCCTCCGACAGCGACTACGCCAAGGCTGGTCTGGTGTACACCACCGCAGGCGAGGCAAGCAACCTGATTGGCTTCCACACTCAGGGCAACTACACCACCGCCGTGTCCGAAAGCTTTGCCATTACCGGCGTGACCCTGTTTGCCGAGTATCTGGACGGCATCTCCGTCCAGACCATCACCCCGGGCGAATCGGTCTGACCTGCAAGGAGGTGACCCCGCATGACTGTGCCAGAACTGTGCGTGTACACGCGAAACTTCTTTGACCGGTACGACGACCCCGTAGCCGGGAAATTTACCTTTACGGCAGATACTGTCCCCGCCGGGGTATCCGCCGGGCAGTATTTCCTTGTATGCGGGTCTATCTTTAACGACGGCGTGCACAAGGCGGGAGACGGAGACCTTACCCCAGAAACCTTCACCGGCACGGTGCAGCCCATGCGCGTCCCTCCTGATTTTGTGGCACTTGCCCAGAAGATCACCGACTACGATGCAGCCACCCCCGGCGATGGGCGCTATGTTTCCCAGTCCTTCAACGGATGGAGCGGCACTATGGCAACCGGCACGGATGGCTTGCCCGCAGACGGATGCACCCACTACCGCCGGGAAATCAACCAATGGAGGAAGCTGTAATGCCTGTAAACGATTTCACCAAGTTCACCGTGATGGAGAATTTCACCAAGAAGTTCTGCTTCATGGAAAAAAAGCTGGTTTCGGATGGGCTTTTTGGCTCTACCACCACATGGGAGGACGGCATGGAGTTTCTTGCCGTAGAGCGCCACGACCAGACCATTGAAGCACAGCAGGCAGAGCAGCAGGGCACGGCGTCCACCTACTCCATCTATGTGGATAAGGGCATCAAGCTGTCCCCCTTCGACCGCATCAAGCGGCTGGACGATGGGCAGACCTACGAGGTGACCACCGCGAGCAGCGACAAGATTTCGCCCGCCGAAAGCCAGATGAATCTTGCCGTTGTGCAGTGTAAAAAGGTGGTGCTTTCCTGATGGGCGCAGAAGAAGCCATTACCACGGCGCTGAACAGCTTTTTTACGATGTTCGATGTTCCTGTATACCCAGAGGATTCCGTGCCGACGGGCTCTTCCCTGCCCTATATCACGGTGTTGCCTGTCATTCCTAAGGGATTTGACGAGAGCAGCACCTTCCATGCGCGGCTGTGGTATCCGGTAGACGGCGGCAAGCTGCCCATCATCCGCAAAACAGACGAGATGCGCGCTGCCCTCGGGGATGGGCTTACCATCGAGTGCGAGGGCGGCGCAATTCTTTTATGCGCAGGAAATCCGTGGGCGCAGTCTATGGACAATCCCCCGGAAAAATACCTGTGCACATACCTTACATTTGACGTCACATCCTTTGTGGTGTGAGAAAGGATAACACATGAACAAAATGTATCACGCCATTTCGCCGGATGCTTTCAAAAAGCTTCAGTTTCAGGCCGGCGCGCTGCTCAAGAAGTTCGACCCGGCGGGCACTACCCCCATTGCAGCGGAGGATATGATCTGTCTGACCTCCGGCGGCATCACCGTCAGCTGCAAGCCCAACACCGTGGATCTGGGCGAGGATCTGGACGAAGTGCCCGAGAACACCTATCAGCTGAAGCACATCACAAGTTGGGATTGTGGTCTGTCTACCACCTGCATGACCGTGAGTGCCGACACCATCAAACTGGAGTTGGGCGCTGCGGACGTGGAAACCAACAAGATCACCGTCCGCGAGGACTACGAAAACACGGACTTCCAGGATATCTGGTGGCATGGCAATCTGATCGGCGGCGGCTATGCTGCTGTCAAGCTGATGAAGGCCGTGAGCGACGGCGGCCTTGAGCTGAAAACCACCAAGGACGGCAAGGGCAACATCACGCTGAGCCTGAAGGGCCACTACGACATGACCGACACCAGCAAGGTGCCTATGGAGTTCTACGTCAAGGAGGCAGAGTAATGATCCTTACCATCAATCTTGACCCCGTGGAAGCCCTGCCCAAGCTGTATGACGCGGTGGACGGCATCACCCGCATGATCATGGACGCAAAGGACAACGTGAACAACCCGGAGACCAAAGCCGCCCGGGAGACCATCGTTGCCAACGCCCTGAAGCTGCTGGGTGCAGAGCCTGCCGAAACCGCAGAGGGCAAGAAAAAGCTTACCCCGCGCGAGTTTGCGCTGGCTGTGCTGGACTTTATCAAGCCCCTGATGAAGCTTGACCCGCAACGCACCATGAACGCCCTGCATCAGCTGTACACGCTGGAAAAGGGCGAGAAGGACACCCTGCCCAAGGCGTTCACCGCGCTTACCAAGTCCGTGATGCAGGAGGATATGCAGGATTTTTTGTCATCGCTGGCCGACTTGAACGGCCTGAGTTTTGGCACTACCTCTGCCGCGCCGACCTCCAGCATCTCCGAGCCTACGGAATAAAGTATTTCGTCTGGTTCGTCATCAGCGAGATGCGCGAACGCCACCGCACAAAGGCATACCAGCTGTATACGGCTGATATGCTTTTTCTTTGTGCTGTATCGCTGGGGCAGCAGGTGGAGCAGTCCTTCAGCGAGATCATGGCAGAATATGATAAGCCGCTATCCCAGCGCCGCCACGAAACCACGCTGGAAGAAGCGCAGGCGTGTTGGGAAAAGACGCTTGCAGACAGTAAAAAAGCCGCAGAGCAGAACGGAGGTGGTGAGACCTGACTATTTTCAATTTGATGGCCACTTTGGGGCTTGATACCTCCGAGTATGAGCAGGGCATCGAGCAGGCCAGAAAAGAGACGCAAAGCGCTGCAAACTCGCTGAACCGCAGCGCAAACACCGCCGGGAGCGGCGTTTCAGGCATGGCAAGCCAGTTTGCAGCAGCCAGCGCAAAAGCGACTGTCCTTGCAAATATGCTTACCTCGCTTGGGACAAAAGCGGTAGGCCTTGCAAAGGGCTTTGTGGAGATGGGCATTTCTTATAACGCCCAGATAGAAAAGTACACCACCGGCTTTACCAATATGTTGGGCAGCGCACAGGCCGCACAGGAAGCCATGCAGGCCATTCAGGAGGACGCAGCCCGCACCCCGTTTGACGTGGCATCTCTGACGCAGGCAAACCAGTTGCTCATCAGCGCAGGTGAAAACGCCGCGTATTCCCGCAAGGTCATCAATGCACTGGGCGATGCTGTTTCTGCCACTGGCGGCGGCAACGCAGAACTATCCCGCATGGCTGCAAACCTGCAGCAGATCGCAAACGTGGGCAAAGCTGCAACCATAGACATCAAGCAGTTTGCCTATGCGGGCATCAATATTTATCAGGTCTTGGCAGACTACACCGGCAAATCGGTGCAGGAAGTCCAGAACATGACCATCAGCTACGACCTTCTTTCGCAGGCGCTCATAGCCGCCAGCGAGGAGGGCGGGCGTTACTATAACGCCATGGACACCCAGAGCCAGACCATGAACGGGCGTATATCCACCCTGAAGGATAACGTCAGCCAGCTTTCCGGACTTATGACCGGCGACCTTTCTTCCGGCATCGGCGTTGTGATAGGCCACATGAACGACATGGTTGTCGCAGCGCAGGAAGCCTACAAGGAGGACGGCTGGAAGGGTCTCGGGAATGCAATCCTTGAACTGGATAACCCCATCAGTGCTATCATCAAAAAGTTTGGGCAGCTTGGCAGCGCGGCTGTTAGTGCACTGGATAAGGCAAGCTACTATCTGAACAAGGCACTGGGCAAAAACGCTTATTCTGGTTACGACAGCTACGAGGACTACAGAGAGGATCAGCAAAAGCAAAGCAACCGAAATCGGCTGCGGCAGAATGCGCTTTCCGGCAAAAGCGTAAGCAATAAAAGCTGGTCTGAGCGCCAAGCAGAAGCAGCGGCCGCGAGCGGCGGAAGTTCCATCGTCACAAGCCCTTCCAGTTCCTCCGGCAAGAGCAGCGGCGCAAAATCCAAGACCGAAACCGTCATAGCGTCCGTGACGCACACCGCAACCACTACCGCGCAGAACGCGCTGGGCGCTGTGACTACAAGCGTTGAGACCCTGCAGGAGAAGGTCAAGGACGCAGCGGGCAAAATCAAAGACCGCGTGACCGAGACCACCACAGAGACCGGTAAAGAGATGGTCAACGGTGTTGCTACTACCTATACGCTTGTGACCAAGAAAGTTACGGACACGAACGGCAAGATAAGCACCACGACCAAAAAGGTCTACGCCGATATGTCCAAGACCATGCTTGGCACCCTGACCACCATTGCAGAAAAGACCTTCAACGGCATCACCACCACCACGCAGCAGGCTGTGGAGACCTACGCGGACGGCAGCCAGCACATCAAGACCACCGCCACCGAGACCGGCGAGCGCATTGTGGAAGGCGTGCGGCAGACCTACACCAAGGTCATCAGCTACATTGACGGCGTGCAGGACAAGGTAACAGAGACCGCGCAGAACATCGAGAAGAGCATCAAAGCAACCCAAAAGCGCATTGAAGAGAACCTGAGCAAGGCGCAGCAGCAGTTCAACAGCGGGATCTTCAAGCTGGGCAAGAACCTGTATACCGACCTGAAAAATCAGGATTGGGCAGCGCTTAGTCTGGATATCGTCAATGTGATGTGGGGCGAGGTATCACAGGAGCAGCGCGAAGTCCTGTCCGACTGGGCAAACAAGGCGCTGGAAGCCATCAACGAGGCGTATTCCGGCGGCGGTCTGAGCGAGGCGTTCAACGCTTTTAAGCAGATTATGTCCAACGGCATCAAAGCAGATGCAAACGGCGTTACAACGGACGTTAAGGGCTTGAGCAAAGTGTTTCAGGATCTTGGCATCAATGTTGACGACGCAGGCAGCAAGATCATGGGTGTGCTGAACACCATTGGCTCCGGCATGGGCAGCTTTGCCCTCAACGCGGGCACGGATATTGCAAACCTTTCCGGGAGCATGGGCAGTCTTGGCGTGATCGCCGAGGGCGCAGGCGGGCTGATTGCAAAGGTTGGCGGTCTGATCATCTCGAACCCGGAGGTTGCCGCGATCATCGCCATTGTGGCGGGCGTGGTGGCGCTGGGCGCTGCACTGTTTGCAAAGTTTGGCAAGAGCAGCGGCGGCGGGCAGGCTGTGAGCCACTACGAAAGCCCCTTTGCCGGGCATGACGTGTACGACAGCCTGACCGAGTTCTCCACCCGGGCAGCCATGCAGCACCGCTACATGGAAAAGACCACCGGCACGGATGCACAGCTGGGCATTTTGCAGCAGATCCGCGATCTGCTGGACGAGCATCTGCCGGATATCGGCACCGGTCAGCTTGTCATGGACGGCGAAAAGGTGGCCGATATGCTCACACCGCGCCTTGCAACCAACATGGATACCAGCATGGGCGTGTATACCCTGCGGGCAGAAAGGGGTGTTTAAATGGCGATCCACAGCGCAAAGCTGGGCAACTACGACACCCTTGCATCATGGGGACTGTACATGAAGGTTGGCAGCCCAAACATCGGCGAGCCTGAACCGGACGAGACCCTTGTGCAGATCACCGGCTCTGACACGTTGCTCAACCTTACTACCTCTCTGGACGGCAAGGTGCACTACAAAAAACGCACTATTACCATGGAACTGCTGTGCACCGCGCCGAAAAAGCTGTGGAAGGTACTGCAAAGCCGCCTGCACAACGCCCTTGAAGGGAAATGGCTGCAATGCGTGTTTGACGATGACCCCTCCTGGTACTGGGAGGGGCTGTGGCACGTCAAATTCGTGCCGGGGCGGATCTCCGCTACGGTCACCATCACCGGAAGCTGCAACCCGTACAAGTACAACGTCTACGACGGCACGCAAGACATCCGGTGGGATGACATCAACTTTGAAACAGACATCCTTCGGGACTACCGCAGCATTGCGCTGCCTGCCGATACGCCGGTGGATGTGGTCATCTACGGCGCACCGCACACTGCGGCTGTCTACTTCCAGCGTGGCGAAAGCGTGGCAGATGTGTCGTTGCAGGTCAACAATACCGCCGCTGGCACGCTTGCCAAAACGACCGAGTGGCAGTATCTGGAGGGGCTGGATATCCCGGACGGTGGAACCGTCACCCTGACCTTTACCGCTACTGCTACAAGCAGCATCACCATCAAGTATCTGGGGGCAAGCTTATGAGTTACAAGATCTATGCCGGCACGCAGACCGGCGTGGACAGCTGGGAAAACCGGGTCTGTATCTATGCGCCCGGCTCTGCGCTGGATACCACAAAGCTGATCAGCCCAACTCTGACCCGAGAGTTTGGTAAGGCTGGAAGTCTGGAATTTACCATCCCGCTGGGCAACGTGGCGCACAGCGCCTTGCAAAAGCTGAAAACGGTGGTATCCGTGGAGCAGGACGGTAAGGAGATCTGGCAAGGCAGGGTCATGAGCCATGAGCAGGATTTTCTGCTGCGGCAGAAGGTGTACTGTGAGGGCGAGCTTGCCTATCTCAACGACACCGATGTACCACCCTACACCGCCAAGGACGTGACCATCCGGCAGTTTCTGGACTTTCTCTGCAAAAAACACACCAGCCTGACCGACAGCTATAAAAGCTTCCGCATCGGAAACGTCACGGTGGAGGAGCAAAAGCGGTATGTTCCGGTAGCCGAAAAGTGCTATCTGAAGCTGGACTATGCCGCCAGCAGCCCGGACGAGCAGGGCGACTATTACCAGACATGGGGTCTGTACTCCCAAAACGGGAACCGACTTGAAGAGAGGTTTTCCTACATTTTCTCCGACTATGAGGACGTGCAGACCCCACCAGCACAAAACTGGCCGCTAAACGAGATCGTAACCGGAAAGGAGTACCTTGCCTGGCGCACGGGAGACAACCAGTTTACCCTCCGCAGAAACGCAGTCTCTCAGGGCAGCAAGACCTATGATGCAGAGCAGACCATTGTTACCCCGTCCATCACTACGCCAATAGAGACCTATAAGTTTGGCAGTACCATTAAAGTGGCCAAAAAGGACACCGAATCCACAACGTACAGCATCAAAACGGAAAAAGACGGCACGGTCAACGTGTACGTCAACGGGGAAAAGTCCGCAGACTACACCCCGCAGCTTGTGGAGGAGTTGCACGAGTTCGGCGACGGCAAGAACTACGGAAAAACGTGGGACATC